GCGAACGACAGCATCTTGCCGGACGAGTCGTACACATTGATGCCGTACTGGTCCATCACCGCGGCAGCCTTTGCCGACGGCGACTCGAGTGCGAGGATCGCAGTCTTCAGCGACGTGCCCGCATCCGAACCCTTCAGCCCGGCCGAAGCGAACGCAGCCAGAACACCAGTGGTCTCCTCAATCGAGAAACCCGCCTGCGAAGCAACGAGACCACCCTGGTTCAGGGCCTGCGACAGGTCCTCAACGGAGCCCTGCGCCTTGCCTGCACCAGCCGCAAGAAGGTCAGCGACGTGCGGAACATCCTTGCCCTCAAGCTTGAACTGAGTCAGCGCCGTCGCGGCAATCTGCGCTGCATCCGCGACATCCAGACCGCCAGCAGAGGCAAGCGACAATGCGCCGTCAAGGGCTCCGCCGAGGATATCCGCAGTCGACAGCCCCGCCTTCGCGAGCTCATCGATCGCGTGGGCAGCCTCAGTCGCAGAGAACACCGTCCTTGCACCGGCTTCGATCGCTGCATCCCGCAGCTTGTTCATGTTCGCTTCGGACTCGTGCGTGGACGCCTGAACCTCGGACATGGCCTGGTCGAACTCGGCATACTTCTTGATCGCCAGACCGACACCCGCAGCCGCCAGGGCCCCCATCGCGAGAAGTCCGACACCGAGCTGCGTCATTGCCTGGTTCTGGGCCTCAAACGAAGCCTTAGCATCGGCAGCCGTCTTGGTGGTCTTATTCGTCTCCCGCTGCGCCTGCTGCATACCGGCGATGTAGTTCGCGACCTGAGCCTGGAGAGTGATCTTTACGACGCGATCGGCCAAGGGGCACCTCGTCTCGTCGTATGAAGTTGGCTACGCTCAGCGCATGGGGAAAACTCAGCAGACGTCGACCGTGCTCGTGGGAACTTCGGCACTGCTCGTCGTCGTAGGACTGATCTGGGTGGTGGTCGGATTCGCGTCAGAGAACAGCTGGTTCGGCGTGATCCTGATGGGGCTCGGAGTCGTGATCGGCGTAACCGGCTGGGTCATGTCTCATCGGCGGCGGAACTAGCAGCCGGGTTCTCGTAGGTCTTCTTCTCGACCGTCCAGAACAAACCGTTGAGGTTGGCGTTGTCGCCCTGCTCCTTGCGGAACGCGTCCTCAGCGTCCAGGCGGGATTTGTCAGCCCAGTTCGTGAACGGCCCCCGAGCGATGAACCGAACGATCTCGGGAGAGTCGTAGTTCGTCGGGTTCGCGGCGTTCGACGTCGCTTCCTCGAAGGGGATGCCGTTCGAATCCAACATCTGCTGGTAGTTGCGCATGGCCAGGAGCAGGTCCAGTTGCTCGACGTTGAACGGGCTCTCGGTCGTGGTGATTGACGCAACCAAGCGCCCGGCACTGTCGTACTCGTACTCGGTGAGCTTCGTCGGCGCCCATCCCGAGAGGACGCGCGGGGCGACTCCGAGATGCAGCGCCAGTGAGAGTTCGTCCCTCAGTCGAGGGGAAGACCCAATTTTTTTTTGAGCGCGAGCAGGTTCGTGGTGGGCTCGGCCACGTTCAGCGAGTACACCGCGGACTCGATGCGGGACTGCTCAGCACCAGAGATCACACTGAACAGGTCGTCCCACTCGTTGATGCCCGGGTTGTCTTTCGTCGGGGCCACGTACTGGAGTGGGAGAACTTCTTCGCCCTCTACTCGGCCCGCGTAGATCTGCCCCTGCTGGTCGGTGTACGCCGCTGCGAGCTTGGCCGCCTGCTGCATGTTGTAGCCGTACCCGAAGGTCGGATCGGACTCCATCGGAACGCCCAGCCTTGCAGGGCAGTGGGACTGGATGTTCGCCCACGCTTCTCCCGGGAGTCGGAAGAACCGGAGAGTGACGATCGAGTCCCGAGACTCCGCAATCAGCGCATCGAGCTTGTCCTGCAGGTCTGCTGCCTCGGGGTCCGCGCCGCCGGCGAGACGGTGGTCGCCATCGCTGCGACGCTTCACGTCATCGAGCGACGCCTGGAGATCAGCTCGCATCTCTGCGAGGTCGCCGTCTAGGAGAACGTCGACGTCCTCGTGCTTGCGGGGCGCTGCTTTTGCTGCTGCCAGCTTGTCGCTGAAACTCATGATTTACCTCCACCGTGTCCACCGTGAGAAGAAGATCCTGTGCGGTCGGCCGGTGGAACCGACCGCACAGGGGTTGTTACGCGACGAGCGCGACCAGATCGCCGAGCGACTCCATCGCCACCGGCTGGATCAGGGAGAACTTCCCCGTGCCATCGGTGGGGCCGGGGGCCTGCTTGCCGAGGTTCACATTGATCACGCGAACCTTCTGCGCGGCGACGGCGAGCGTCGTCTGCGGGATGTTGCGTCGCTCGATGAACTGGAACGCGCCGCCCGCGGCCAGGACGGCAGCAGCCGACCCTGCGACATCGGGAGTGTCGACGTAGTTCAGGTCCGCGAGGGCAGGCGTGATCTTCCCGAGCGACTCGCGCACCTGCGGGGACGTGAGGCGCTCGTCGGTGGGCTTCTCCTGCGGCGCGGTGAGCGCCCACCCACCAGTGAGGAAGGAGTACGTGACACGGAACGCCGTCACGCCGCCAAGCAGCGCGACAGACGGGGCGGTCTGCGAGATCGTCCGTCCGGGGATCGCCCAGATCGTCAGGTTGCCGGACTGGTCGACCGCCGGGGGTCCACCAAATGCTTCTGCGACATCAGCCATGGGGTTATTCCTTTCGTTCCCCGGTGGCCGGGGCTCAGGTTTCCGGGCATGCCGGAATCACCGATCGGTCGACCGGTGAAGAGAGAGGGCGCGGATTACGCGCGGTTGGACCGGAACGTGATGTACACGTCGCAGTAAAGGAGCGGCGGTGTCACGCTGTAGTCGGGCTCGACATCGCTGTCATCCTCGATTCGGATGGGCGAGCAGAGGCGGCCGGCGGCAGTCACGACGTAGCCGGACAGTTGGTTGCGGACCTTCGCCAGGAGCAGCATGATCCCGTCGGTGTTGATGCTCACCGCTCGGATCCGCCACTCGAACTCGACGTCCGAATCTGGGGACTGAGCGGCAGACAGGCGGTCATCGTCCGCGTCACCAGCACCAGGGAACAGCAGCAGATACGTCTCTCGGAGCAACTTCCCGTTGGCATCTTGCCGGACTGCGTCGTAAACCTTCACCGCCGGATCCGCGGTCAGTCGAGACTTCACATCCGTGTACTCAGCGATCACGAGAATGCTTCCTTCTCGGCAAGCTCGATGCCCTTCACGAAGTCTGCCTGGATCGCTTTCGCAGTGTCACGGCCGGCATGCTGTGGCTTGGCTCGCACGTCGCCCGGAGCGTCTTCCAGGATGCCGAGGCTACCCTGCGACTTACCGAGATTCGGGCCTATCTCCGCACCGATCGCACCGTCCTGGTCGAGCACCAGTTCGTAGTCGATCGAGCGGGGGTACGCCTTCGCCATCCGGCCAGATGGCCCCTTGGCGCGCTTCTGCCACTCGTCGCGACCGAGGCGCGCGCTGACCTCCACCGCCTTGGTGACCGAGGGGATGATCTTGTCCTCCACGGCTCCGAGGTCGGCGTCGAGTCTCGCAAGGTCGGAGAAGTCGAAGTCAGCCACGACGCCTCCTAGTTGAGTACTTCGATCGGGAATCGGTGTTCGGTGACGTAGGTGGAGTCATACAGACCCTTCACCCGGTAAACGTTCCCAATGCGGGACTGGTCACCGGTCACAGGATCCACAGTGGTGATGCGGATCGCGTCGTCTACCTTCACGTCACCCGCGGTCCCGATGGGGACACACCAGACCAGGTTCTGCGCTGCGATCGGCTGCCCACCCGGGTTGATCTCCGACACCGCTGACGAATCCGACTTGATTCGGCACAGCCCCACATAGTGCGGGTCACCGATCATCGTCACGATCGTCGCGGCCGTATCCGGGTCGACGTCGAGCTTGAACGCGGAGACGGTGCATCCGTCGACCATCAGCTGTTCGTTGAAACGACGGCCGGCGAGGATCACCGAATCGCGGCTCATATTTCAGCCCACGGGTGACGTGCTCGAATACCTCCGGGTCGGATGGTGAACGCACCATTGGTGGTTCCGCTGTCTTCGGAGAGCATCGCCAGTTCAGCGTCGGATAGATACAGGGAGCCGCTCGAGCGTGCCGCGTCCAACCGGCGCGTGTAGTCGTCACCAGACTCTTCCAGCACCCCGTCAGGGTTCGACAGGACCCGAAGGACCATTGCGACCTGTATCTGCACCACAAGGGCGCAGAACGGGTCGGTGTCGGGCACTTGGTCGAGTCGGGGGGAGACGGTGCGCTGGGCGGACGCGATGATGTTCCATGCGTCCTGGAGTAGGTAATCTCCGACCCGGAGTTCAGCATCGGACAGGGGGCGCAGTGACCGGTTGGTCAGATCGTCAGTGATCGCCGGGCTGGTCGCCATCACGAGCCCCTTTCGCTACTTCGAGTCGCGAGCAGATTTGATCGCGGCGCGAATCTCATCGTTCGTGGTGGCGCCGGAGATGTCGATCTTCTCGTTTTCGGCTACGGCGGTCAGTTCGGTCTTGTTGAGGAGACTGAACGGCTTCGATGTCTTCTCTTCCGGTTCACCGTCCCAGGCTTTCGGGTTGACGATCAGGTCAGCCGCCCACTTCGGGACGTCATCGCCGGGTTCGAAGATGCGGGTGTTTCCGTCCGAGTCTTTGACGTGGACGACAGCGATTAGGTGACTCATGCTTTGCCTCCAACGGCTAAGAATTCGAGAAGGTCTCTCGTGTGCTTTTTGTAATTGCAAGGGCCACACGATGGGATCACATTGAAGCGATCGTGCTTACCTCCACGGGCAAGCGGTGTCATGTGCTCCTGCTGCATCGGGATTTCGGAACGGAGGCAATATGCGCAGGAATGGCGGAACTCATCCAGAATGGTCAACCACTGGGCATGGGTGAGGCTGTCGTCAGTGTCGAGTTTGCGAGCACGACGTCGCTGCTGCGCCACCTTGCCAATTTCGGGGTTGCGCTCCTGATACGCGCGCACATAACCCAACCTCTTCTCGCGGTTCGCGGCGTTCCACGCGGCGTTATTTGCGACTTTCGAGGGCGTTGAGTTGTGAGCGCGGGCACGCTCTGGATTGCTTATCTTCCATTGCGCGGAAGTTTCACGGTCAGCCTGCGCTTTGGCCGGGTTGGAACGCCGAGCACGTTGGTACGCCGCTTTTCGCGCGCGAACCTCTGGATCGGCATTGGCTATGCGGGCAATATCGGCAGCGCAGGGTCGGCAGTAGTTATACCTGCCATCCTTCGCCCGCTTCCACGGGGAGAACGACTCGAATGGCTTATTTTCTCGGCACCGTGAGCACCGTTTCAGGCCAGCGGGAACATCAGTACTATTTGACACAGGTTGGACCTCTCACACAGGTTCGGCTAGGGCCGGGACGTTGCTGAAACAACTTCCCGGCCCGCTCAGTTTAATCCGAGCTACCGACTATTTGGGTCAGAGCACATCGGCGCTAAAACTCAAATCTGCGTTGGCGAGAACCGGCAGTGCGATCGCGTCGGAGATGACCTCGGCGATCAGCGGCGGCTTCTCCCCCTTGTAGGCGCCGACGACGATGCCCGGCTGGTCGACCGGGGCGATGCCGTAGGTCGGGTCGGTGGACGTGAGGGTCTGACCCCAGAACGTCGCACCAAGCTCGGTGCCCTGCCAGTCGTCCGTTCCCACCGCGGCGGGGAGGAAGAACAGGCGGTCGTCGGGCAGCACCTTGGTGGAGGTGCCGTTGACGTTGACACGACGGTCGTAGAGGCGGATCGGGGGCAGACCTGCACCCGCGATGATCGCGTCCACATCGGTCCGGGTTGCCGGACGTGCGCCGCCGTTGAGCAGCTGCGTCTGGAACTCGGTGCCAGCCGCGAGTGCACGAAGCACACGGGTGGACATGACGATTTCGCCAGGTGCCACGCCGTTGTCGGCCAGGTACGTGTCCGACCATGTGGTCAGATCCGTGAGGCGCGACACCGAGGCGGTGGACCACGGCGATGCGGCGGTGACGGTGTGCCCTGCGGAGCGACCGAAGTCGTCGTCGGAGAACACGGCACCGGTCGATGCGGTGATGGTTGCCTTGCCGGTCGCGATGACCGTACCGCGAAGTCGCTCGATCGCGTCAGCGACCGCACGAACCACCTGGTCGGTGGTGTTCAGGAGCGCGACGCGAACCTGATCCTCTTCGGCGTTGCGGCTGCGAAGCTGCTGGTACTCGGAGATGGGGATGTTCTGCCCCAGCGCCGGGAGTTCCAGGGTGACGCGCTTGCCGGGGCGGGCCTTGCCCACCTCGGGCTCTGCGTCGTACGCGCGGAACTGTGCAGCTTCCACGAGGCCGGTGGAGCCTGCGACGAAGCGGACAACCACGTCAGCAACTTCCCGGTTGGGGAGGTACTGGGCGAGGGTGCCGCGGGTGGCCTCGTAGTCAGCGAGGGATGCGCGGGCGTAGCCGGTGAGTTCGGCCGGGTCGATGATGTCGGTCCAGAGTGCCATTGTTCATCCCTCCTTAGATGTAGACGATGGTCGTGGCGGACTTCGCGGCGATCGGCTTCACGAAGCCGATCATCGCGAGGGTGGCGATCTTCGCCGCCTTCACGCGACCGTGGTCGAGCACGGGGACTGCGAAGTCCGTGGTGCCGACGACCTGCTGGTCGGTGAGGAGGTGCCCGGCGAGGATGCCGGCACCGGTGACGGTGCCAACGGTGACGTCGTAAGGCACGAGCATTCCGCCGACGATGGCGACGGGGAAACCGGACGGGATGTAACCGTTCGGGTAGTGCGTACCGGCGGTGAACGTCGAGATGTCGAGGACCTCGGTGCGCGCGTTGCGCAGACCGTGGGTGGACCCGAGCCAGGACTGGTCACCAGTGCCGATGTTCTCAGTACGAATACGAGGCATGATGTTCCCTTCTAGGAAGTCTTTTTGCGTGTGAGGTTGAACAGGTCACGCCCGGCTCCGACCGATGCCGTCTTGGCTTCGTTCTTCGGCCCCAACGACGGGTCGGGCACTGGCGTTTTCGGTGCAGGTTTGCCAAGGTCCGTGAGCAGTTGGTCGGCGTCCGCAAGAAGTTCCTCACGGGTGGTGCCGATGAGACGCTTCTCCTGCGCGGGGGTGAGGCCCTTTTCCAGGGCGACCCGTGCGCGGAGTGCGTCTTTCGCGTTTTCTTCCGCCTTTTTCTCGGCGGCGGCGGCGCGATCCTCGAGCTTCTGCTGCTCGGTTTTCTGCGCTTCCTTGATGGACGCGAGCTCTTCCGCCGCGGATTTGTTCTCCTTGGCGCGGTCCTCCCACTTACGCGCTTCCGACTTCCAGTCCGTCGTTTCCTGTGCAGGAACGGCGGGGGGCTCTGGTGTGGCGGCAGGTGCGGGTGCGGCGACGGCCGTAGGAGTGCTCTCCGGGGCGATGGGGTCTGGCATTGCTGTTCCTTCCCGTGCGGGATCGCCAAATAGCGGCCGTGCGGCCTTCGGCATAGATGGTGAGTCGTCCTGTCCGTGCGGCCAGGAAGTGTGGTTACCCGAGATAGAAGTTGTTGAACTTCCGGGTGGCTCGATCGACCAGAATTCGGTCGGCGCGCTGCTGCTCGAGCAGGGCATGTGGGGTGAGGCGTGGCGTGGTCATGTACCCGGCATCGCGGAGGAATGCCTGACGCAGAGCTAGATCCTCCCCGGCTATCTCGTTGATCGATTCGGGCATGAGCCGCACGCGACCGCGGGAACGTGACCCAAACGCGCCGCGCCCGGTGGTGCCCTCAGAGGTCGTGTACACCTGAACCGGTGCGCCGTCCGGGCGGCGCCCGATAGTGGTCTTCACGAACCTGCCGCGGGGATATCCGAGCTGCCGTGTGCCGCCGATTGCGTTCGAATAGCCGATGCCCCGAGCTCCACGGCGAGCAGAAACGACCTTCGACGGTTCGGCCCCGTCCCGAATGGACTGGGCACCCGCTTTCGTGAACACCCGCTCTTGCTCAGCCTCCGAAAGGGAATCGAAATACTCTTCCGGGGAGGAGAACAGGCCAGTCGTATTGCCGTCCACGACCGGTGCGGCGGTGCAGTGGCATGCCGGGTGACGTTTGAACGCCCTCTCGTACGACGAGATGCCCGCGAGGATTGCGCACCGTGAGCATGCGCCCGCGTTGACGACCCGCACATAGTGGGTGAAACCTTTGCCGGTCGCCGCAACCATGTCGCCAGAACGGGCTTTGTCGGCGATCAACGTCTTCACGATCGACGCCAGGTACGCAGCACCAGTCTCGAGCGACTGTGTGCGGCCAAGGCCTGCACCAACCGCTGTTTTCGTCGTCGTCACAGCACCGTAAAGGACACCTTCAACCTCACGACCAACACCATCCACGCCGGCGAAAGCCTCCGGGATGACCATCGACCGGTCACCGGTGAAGTCATGCACCGTCGCAACGTTCGCCGCATACCGGGTAGAGCCCTGGACGGATGCGAACTGGGCTGCAGTGACCTGCTCCACTATCGCCGCACCAACATCAACCCATGACTCGTCCAGATTGTCGTAGTCGATCCGATTCCAAGCCGAAAGGGTCCGGTTCGTGGCCGTGTCGTTGATCTGGATGAGACGCTGCTGCCGAGCATCAGCGAGCTCCGCAATCGTCGTCATCAGACCGCCTCGTTAGCCGCCTGAACACCGAAACCGAGGGACGTCGCAGTGTCAGCCGCCCGACGATCCTTCATGCGCTTGATCGTCTCCGGGGAACGCCCCAAAGACTCCTGCGCGGTCTCCCAGTCGGTCAGACCAGCCTGGAACTCCTTCACCACAGCATCGGTGATCTGCGCGCGCGTCGGGGTGCCAGCATCACGCCACACCGTCTCGAGACGGCGGGCATCTTGCTTCCACTCCCCGTCACGGAAACGCAGCACGAGACGGTTGACGGACTCCCACGAGCTGCCGAACGTCACCTGACGTTCCTCAACAGTGTTGATCAGCCGGGTCTCACCGGCACGCTGGCCAGCCTCAGACGGCGGATTCTGCGTATTCAACCCGAAATACTCGATCGGAAGACCAGTCACACCAGACCCGACACGGGCGTAGATGTTCATCATCTTCTCGAAATTGCCCAGATCGGCAGCCTCAAGCTGGCCAATCTTCGCATCCTTATTCGCCGAGGCCCACACCGAACCGAAGTAGGCATCCCATTTCGGCACCGGAGCGCCGGTGACAGGGTCAACGAAGTCCGTGATTGCCATCCCGAGAGCGAACTTCTGGGGGGTGGAGACCGTTTCTTGTGCCAACTGCGCATTGGTGAGTGCGCGGGACGCGGAATCGGCGATCGGGATGATGTCGGCCATCTCCGACACGCCCTCGGCGACGCTTCCCGTCACCCGGGTGGCCCGGTCACGGTTCACCAGGGCCACAACGGCAGGCGTGCCGAGCTCGTGAGGGTCGGGGTCGAATTCGTCTTCCCAGCGCCCGTTATCGTTCAACTGCAGCCACACGGTGCGGTCCGGGAAGTACAGGGTGACCTTACGGTCCGATCCGAACACGTTCTTGCCGTACATACGCATCGCCGCGACGATGCGGTGAGTGCGAGGATCGCGGAGAGCGATCATTTCCTCCGGCGACTCCACCGAGATCAGCGGGAACTTGGGATCCTCGCCGTTCGTGCTGACGCACACATAGGAACGCTTCAAAGCGAGAGCGTCCGTGTGGGCGAAACTGGCACGCTCATCCATGTTGTTGTACTGCCAGATGCCCCACAGGTCATCGTCTGCAGCATCGGACCCGGGCCGGCGGAACCCGGTGACGATCAGACGACGTTTGATCGCATCGACAACCACCCGAGGCCAGTTGACCTGAACGGTGAACCGCTTCAACTCCTCCGGAATCGCGAGCCCCAACTGCCGCAGCAGATGAACACCCTCGTAGTAGTCGTTCAACATGCGAGTTTCTTTGCGCGTCGCCAAGAGAATCGCGCGCATCTTGTTGAACTGGACCAATTCGTCGTCAGAGAGCGGCACAACAGCTCCCATCGGAGTCAATGAAGAATGAACATGCGGTTATCAGTCGTCTCAGCAGGTGCCGAGGTTCGCGCGTGGGCGTAGGTGGCCAATGTGACCGCAACGAGCGGGGTGATGTCGGTGGTGTCGCGTCGGTGCCACCCCCACAGGCCCGACTCGCCCAGCGGGCGCTTTCGGGCCGATTCAAGGGCAGCAGAAAGACCCGACTGCTCCTTGTAGCGGAGTCGGTCTTCGTCGATCATCGACTTGAACCCGCCGCACGCGCGCCCGTACTCCGTCATCGAAACAATGTCGATTGATATGCCGCGCTCAGCGAACTGTGGAAGCAACGAACCGGCCGGGCCGATCGCATCGAGCGTCACCGACTTCGGGGACCACTTGTTGACCAGATCCTCGATCCGGTCGACAACCCACCCCACGCCGCGCTCACGCACGACAACCTCAGTGTGAATTCGACCATCAGCTCGACGACCAGCAACAGCGATCGACGCCCACGACGAATCCGGGTTCACATCCAGAGCGAAAGACACCGGATCCAGCGGCGAAGAGAGCGCATCGGCCGCATTCAGCCACGCGTCAGCCTCAATAACCTGCCCACCCTCGGACTCATCCAAAATTCCGAGACGCTCGCGAGCGAACGCGACCTCGGACATGCCGGCGCGTTCCTTCTCCATGTACTCGAGCGAAGGAACCGCACGAGCCGATGAAGCGCCCGGGTTTGCCTGCAGCCGGGCAGCAGGGTCATCCAGATCAGCTTTCGGGTCAGCGCTGTACTCGATGTAGCAGAGATGCTTGTCGGGTTCTGGGATGTCCCCGCCCTTGACCTCGGGCTCACGTCGACCTCGACGCATGACACGTCGCAGAACCAGACCGTACTGGTCGCCGCGCGGCGCCGACGATGCGTAGATCACGGACGGATTAGGTCGAGCTGAAAGGGCAGGCAGCGACGCCGCCACAGTCTCTTCCGGCAAGTTGTATGCCTCGTCATATCCGAGACGATCACAGGAAAACCCACGCCCCGACCCGTTCGAACGGGCCAAGAACCGCTGCCGCGCACCGTTCAGAAGTTCGATGCCCTCTTCGCCATGCGCAGTAGAAACCCGCTTGACCTTCTTCCGAAGCCAATCAGTGTTATCCACCCAGAACAGAAGACGCCGAAACGCTTCCTGCGCAGTCTTGAACTCATGCGCCGTATGGATGGCCAAGAAGTCACGCTGGGCCGAGGAGAAGAGGAACAGATCAGCCAGTTGCACCACCTCGAAGATGGTCCCCTTGCCGTTCTGGCGCGGAATCAGCAGGGCCGACTCGAACGACGCCCAATGGCCTTGATCGTCTTCGCCCAGAATGTCGTTTACCGCGGCGCGCTGCCAGTCATCAGGGTTCAGCCCAACAGACTCAGCAAGCTCCACAGCCTCGACACCAGAGGTGAACGAATAAGCCGGAACGGACCTAACTCGCGGCGGCACGACGAGCTGCGCGCTTGGAAGCAAGCTCATCACCCACATCCGCCTTCGGCTCGACCTGCTCGCCCACCAAATCGAGCATCAACGCCTTCAATTCCTTCGCCGTCGACGCGTTCGGGGAATCGTCCATCGCCGCAGCGAGAGCCTCAGCGATCTCCCGCAGATAGCCGGAGACCTCCGCCCCATCGAGAGCAGCGACAACCGACCCCAGGACCGCCATGAGCCCTCCAGCCGGGTCGTTTTTCTGATGGGGAGAGAAAAGCGCCCGCCCCGGAGGTCCGGAGTCGTATATGCGCTAGGTGGGGGTGCCGGGGTGGCTGCGGGCGCTACCGGAGGAAGGTTGGAGTCGGATGATGACTTGTCCGACCTGTGATGTTGCGAGGCATGGGAGCGCTTGGTCCATCACGGTGCGATCGGCATACAGGATGGGGGTGACCGAGAGTACGTCGGCGTTCCGCCCGCGCATGCCGTGGCTGTGTGCGTGGATGTACTGGATGCTGCCGCCGCTGAGGTAGGTCACGCGCTCGGCACCTCGTGTGCGGTTGCTGCGCATGATGTCGTCGCTCTGCTGCACCTGGTCGAGCAGCATGCGTCGCTCGGTCGCTGTCTCGGTGAGGATGATGACGTGCTGGCCGGAGCTTGCCAGGGTCTCTTCACTGGTACGCATTGGTCACCAGGCTCTCGATGTGGGGAACTGTCCGCGTGTGGTGTTCCCGCGGCTGACGTTGCAGACGTAGTGGGATGCGCGGAAGTTGGCGGGCCTGGCGCTCTCGCCTCCGAGGGATACAGGGGCGGCATGGTCGAGGTTGAACAGCAACGGCTGTTGCGTGCCCCGCCTATAAGGCGAGGTGTAGTCGATGGGGCCTTTACTGTTGTTGCATATCCAGCAGGGTGCGTTGGTCTTGGCGCATTCGGCTTTGAAGCGGGCTCGTTCCCGTTCGTAGTCTTTGCCGTACTTCGTCACGGCTTAGCTCTCGTCCTTGTCGTTGGCTTCGAGCATCCGCATCATTGCGGCTCGAGCATCGTCACTGATGCGTTGGCTGACGGTGGTGGCGGCTTCGTGTAGCGGGCTGTACACATGGGCGTAGAGGGGCGCGCCTTGCCCGTCATAGCCGGATGGTTCTGTCATGCGGGGATGAGTCGCACTTTGCGGCGTAGCTTCTGCTTGCCGCGCCGTTTGATTGTGTTGCCTTTGCTGTCGAGCACAAGTTCACGGATCAGGACGATGGGGCCGATACGGGTGAACGGATTCACGGGCAGCACGCACTGATCCAAGGGGAGGTTGGTGTAACCCTCACTGTCGGCCGCCGCATACTGGGCATACCCGAGACGCACCGCAAGGTCGATATCGAGGCGTTCGTCCTCAGGCATCTTTGGTCTCCGTGTTCGCGTACAACTCGAGGTAGATCAGGTCGGCGTCTTCGCCGTCGTTGGCTCGCTTCAGTGCATCCATGAGGGCAGCGCCGGAGATTGCCCACCAGCCGAGGTCAGTCATCGGGTGGTTCTCTTGATCGCCTGGTTGATCGTGTAGTTCCAAAGCCATTTGCTCAGATCTACTGCTCGCTGTTCCTCGGCAGAGATCGGCCGGCCGGGCGCGGTCGTGTTTGATCGCTTCCGGCTGCTGAGCGTACGCGGAATGATCATCGGGTTTCCTTTCGAGGCACCCGAGCGGGGCGGGCTGCAGTGGGCAGCACAACGCGCCCCGCTCAGGTGAACCCCACCATTCCCGGAGGAAGGTGGGGAGCAATGACGTGACTCCCGCGCGGGTAGGCGCGTTGACGCACCAGTCACGTCAGACGCTAGCTAGGCGTCCGTGGCAGGGGAGGGAATCGAACCCTCAATCGCGCGGCTTATGAGGCCGGCCAGTTACCGTTACTTGCACCCTGACGTGGGCCGCTGCCTGTTGGGGGGAACAGTCAGCGGTTGTGACACCCATCGGGGGTGTGTTTATCGATCCGCGACCGTACGGGGGCACGACCAGTCGCGAAGTGTTAGCTGTCTTTGCCGTATGTCTGGTTGCGGGCTTTTCGCAACGTGTTGATCAGACGGTTCAGGCCGGAGCGTTCCATGTCGATCGCGGATGCTGTACCGCCGATGATCATGGTCACGTAGACGCCCGGATAGTCGCGGTGCCAAGCGACCTCGATATGGTCGGACGGTACGTTCTCGACGGCGGTGGAGGGGTAGAACTTTTCTGCAGGCATAAGCGCCTCTTTCGTTTCAACGTCGTCTCGACGTCTATCCGCCCATTTGGCGGAAGTGGGAGGGCGGGTGCGGGCTGGGTCCTACCCGAATGTGAGGACCAGCCCGTCACCCGCGACCGGTTGCAGTGGTTTCTCCCGTCACTGCAACAGGTGTGACGGTCGGCGTATTGCCGCTACCGTCGTTCGGCTATTGCGGGCCGAAGTGTGCCCACCTCCGCACAGGATGTTCTGCGTCCACGCTGACCGCATGCCATCAGCAATCCGGTGGGGGTCACATGCCTGTGTGGGGCGGGTGGAAGGTTCCGGTGACTCGGCGGCTTGGCCGATCATGTCGGCTATGGTGTGCCCGCGGTCCCGGAAGTTTAAACAAGAATGCCTCGGGACATAGTCCACCGAGGCACTCACAATTGTGCCACATTCGGGTGCGTGGTGCGGTCAGTTTTCATCCGGCGTGTCGTTCGTTGAGTTCCTCCCCAAGTTCTTCCACTGCGGCGATTCCTTCCCAGACCGTTTCGCATGCTCGGCAGATCGCATTTGGGTGGATCGCTTCACCTGTTTTCGGCAGCCGGTACTGGATGACGACGGGGAAGATCATCTCCTTGCCGTCTAGGTCAAGCCATGTGCGTTTCCCGCATACCGGGCATGGGGTGGTGACTTCGATGCGTTTCAGTGGTTCGAGAATGTTGCGGATCAGGTTCGCCCACCGGCGCAGTTCGGAGATGTACCACTGGTCGTCAGCGCCGGTGCGGTCGTAGGCGATGTACCACTGGCGGAGATCTGCGACGGGTTCGCGGGTGGGTTGGATGTTGACGATGCGGCACCAGTCGCCGATCGCCGCGGTCATCTTCCCGTACTCGAACAGGGCGTCGGAGTCGATCAGGTTCCGGGTGGACTTCAACGAGCTCGACCCTGCAGCGGTGTTGCTGGACGGGTTCACCGCATCACGGAGTTGGTGCAGCAGGGCCGGGTGTTCGACGGAGTGGGCTTTCACATAGCTGCCATCGTCGGCCGTCTGGGTCATGTGCTCGATGCGTGACTTGGTGAGGTCGTCCACAGCGTCTAGTAGGCGGTTCTCGTGTCTCGGGTCACTCATGCTTTCGTCCTGTCAACTGGTCGATCGTGTCTTGCCGTCCCTGTTCGTATCCCTGCTCATACCAGGATGCGAACTCCGCATGGTTGTGGATGCGTAAGGATTCGGCAAGCTGTTCCATGAACGCGGCGAGCGCATCGCCTATCCGCATCATGCTGCTTCTCCTGCGAATTCGATCACCCAGTCGGCTGCGGCGTTCCCGAGTGTGCTCAGGTCGCTTGTCCGATCCCCAGTGAGTTGGATGCTGCCGAAGCTGCGGAGGATCTCGCGAACCGCGTGAGCACGCGATCTGGGGTTGATGCCGGCCGTGGTGGTAAATGTGCGCACAGCGGTCGTGGGTGATGCATGGGCACCCGCCGCAGCGATGAACTCGGCACGCAACTGCTCCCGGTTCACGGCTTTGTCCGGTCTGTGAAGTCGCAGGCGATGTCACCATACGGGTCGGCGTAATACACCTTCCCGCCGTGCTCGTGGCAGACCTTCGCCAACGCGGCATCCCGCTTCACATCCGCCGCCGTCTGCGCACACCCGGTGAGGATCGCCGCAGTCAGTGTCGCCAATACGATCAGCGGTATCCGTTTCATGGGGCCATCTCGCATCCGTCGAAGTGGCGCCCGAACTCACCATGGCATGCCGGGCAGGTGCCAGTCTCGACGTGGTGTGGGCATCCTGGGCGGTGTTGGTGGCCGAGGTGTACACCACAGTCTGCACAGTCACATTTGCGGGTCCAGTAGTCCTCGCTCATCTGGTTCTCCGTTCGCAAGGGCAGCATTCAGTGCAGAGGATGTCTGGCGTATCGCGTTCTACCGGGACTAGATCTCGCCCGTCGACGGCGAGATAGCGACGGTCGTTCGCGCCATGCGTCATGCATATGCATGTCACTGGCCCAAATTCGCTCTGATGGCTCATCGTGTGTTCTCGGTTCCTGTCCCGTCTCGGGTGAAGGGGTGGGGAACTGGCTCAGAATGCGTCGGCGGATTAGTCGGGCGCGTGCATCGGCCGCCCAGTCTCCGGGCACGGGGTCGGTTAGCAGCCCTGCTGATTGCGAGTTGCCCGCGATGGCCGCGTCTTTCTCGGCTTGGTCGCGGCGTATCTCGGCATCGTGAGCGGCTACTGCGGCAAACACCTGCGCCTTAGTGGGCAGCTCCATCCAGCCCAGCACTTCGTCACGCCATTCAGGCGTGTATTCGTCGGTCACTGGTCACCCTCCTTCATCCACTCGCCCGCAGGATGGCGGGATACGAGGGAGGCGGCATGCCCCAGTTCGGTTCTATGGAAGCGCTCATATCTCCGCGCAGTTTCCTCATCCGCGAACTCATCCACGACCCCAGTAGCGTTCAACACTCCCCACTCGCGGGGTGTCTCGGACTCGGACAGGCGCAACCGCTCGATCACGCCCTCCAGTTCGTGAATCTTGCGCTGCGCAACGCTCACAACTCCGTCGTGATAGGCCTCGGTCACGGTGCGCTCGGACAGGCGCGAGTAGCCATCGCCAATCAAGAAGTTCGCCAGTACCGCAGCGGCGTCGCGGTCGAGCTTCCAATAGGCACCGCTCGCGGGGATACGAGGGCGCCGAAGCGCCGCGATCAGTGCTTCCCGTTCGGTTTCTTCGGGGTTAGTCATTGGGGTAGTCCTCTCGTCGCTGGCTGTACTCGGGGCGGGGCTTGAACACCACGGGCCAACCGCCGCACTCATTACCACTTCGCGCGACGAATGGCTCACCCTCAAAGCTGCCCATGTCCTTCTCAAATGGCTGCGGGTCGAGTTTCGGGGCTTCGGGGTCAGGGGTAGACATCAGTACCAGTCCTTTCCGTCGGCGATATCGAGCCTTTCCTGGGTGGGGATGTAGAACAGTCCGTCCTCCCACTCGTCTTTGTTCGCCGGGTCATGCTCGAAAGCGTTGAACCCCGGGAACTCGATCCGAATCCAGATCGTGTTGGTGGTCTGCTCCGGGCTGTTCGTGAACTCGAAGTCGCACCCGGCAGAGAGCAGCGCGCGCGCCTCTCCGAGCTTCCGTTGCGCGTTCGCCGAGTCGCGATTAGACCAGTGCTCTACCGGGACGACTCCCCGGGTGCAGAGGTCGATCAGTGTGGCGCGGTCAGGGGTTGGGGTAGACATCAGGACTCCTTCTCTGCTCGTTGGCCCGCGAACACTTTCAGCGTTCGGTAACCGTCTTGGATGTGCACCTCAGCGCCAGCCTCGTAGTGGGCGACGAAAGCGCGTCCGGTGCTGTCGATCACCTCGATGCGGTCGACCTTTGGGTACTGGACGAGAGCGGGCAGATCAGACATCAGGACTCCTTCGCGTCGTTGAAAGCGTTGGAGTCGGTCGGTGCGGCCGGCTCAACGGTGAGATCTAACATTGGGCTCGCGGTCGCGGCGAACATCAGTGACAACTGGTCCTGGATCTCGCTCAGGCTGTAGCCACATACGACGACAGGGGCAGTCCAAGACAGTGTCCCGTCGGTTCCGGTGTGCAGCTCTCGCAAGCTAAAAAAGTTTTCGTCGTTGTCGCGTTCTCTTGCGATGCAGTATCGCCAGCCCATCAGTTACCAATCTTCAGGGTCGATACCTTGTCCATGGCGGCTTCCAGCTCCCGGCCGACAGCGCTCAAGGTGTCGTATGCCTGGACGGCTGCTCGCATTTGCGGAATCGATCCGCCGCCCTTGAGCACTTCGGTGAGCTTGTCAATATCTTCCGTGTAGGCGGATCGAATTCTCCCCAGGGCTACGGCTACTTCGATATTCGCGGAGGTGACCTGCTGGGGTTCGTCCCCGAACAGTGTTGGCGTGCTCATTTGCAGATCCTTGTTTCGCATTCTCGGCGATCGGCCGTTAGTAGGCGCTCCATGGTTGTCATCAGTCGTTCTCCGTTTCGTCGTAGAATGCGATCCCACCGTTTTCGGTCAGGTACCGGTCTTCATCGACCAGTAGTTGCTCCTCCGGTGTGAGGTCACCCCAATCAGGGGTGTTGTCCTCACGGGTATGTGCACGCCAGAACCGGTCCTGTTCGGTGAGATGCTCACGCAACCGTTCCGAATCGTGGCAGCGACAATCTGGGTTCCCGCACTCGAACGACCCCAGTGCAGGTGTCTGCGGGGACTTTCTCTTTCAGCCACTCGTCGAACGGGCGAATGTCGAGGCTGAGCGCTTCCGCTACCGTCACCTCGAGGTTCGCGCCCTTCGATGCTTGCCAGCCCGGGAGAAGGCAGATGCCGTCCGAGAGTGTCACCATCCGCAGTGCGCGGCGCATGTACCAATCCCACGACTCCGGGGCACCCGACAGGTTCTCCGCCTCCGACGCGACAGGGTTCTGCACATCGAAACCGCGCTCCCGCAGCTGGAACTCAGCCGAGGTGAACGCCGGATAGTTGAAATCGGGGAGGCCGCTCATCGGGCCCGCGACGTAGACGATCATGGTTGCCTTCCTCGCCGTCAACCGGCGATGTGACTGATGATCACCGCAACCAGAACGGCGGCGGTAAAGATGATGGGCAACGCCAGGGCGATGCGATCCGAGCGGCTCACAGTGACGCCACCGGGACGATGAAAACGAGAATCGCGAAGGTCACAGCCACCCCAGTCATCCCGAGGACGAAAGCCAACTGTCTGCGGGTCATGAGAGAGCCGCTGCAATCTGGGTGATCGCCACAACGATGACCGTCCAGATGAACGCGGAAATCACCACAGCAGCAATCCACCCCTTCACCCGGTTCACGGCGATCACCGGACCGAACCTTGCCACTTGAAATCGGCCGCGTACCCGCGCCGGCGGAGGAACGATGGCAGCCAGGAACGGCGCGGGGCGACGAAAGTGGAGCGGCGGCGGATCATGCCGACACCACCACAGCGCGGAGGGCACGAACATTGTCGGCAGACCCGGAACCGAAATAAAACTGGGCAGCAGTGTCACCGACTGTGGCGCTGAGATACAGAAGACCACGCATCTCCTGCAAATCCCAGCGCGGCCACATCGTGAGCAGAGCCGACGCCGCCCGCTCCGCACCGGAAGGACTGTGATCGTCGTTCGAAACCTGCAACTTGACCGGCGTCCCGTACCGACTGATCGACACAAGCTCAACCTCAAGGCCCGCCGACGCAGCCATCGAGTTCATCTGCTCAGCCACGGCCAGCCGTTCCCGCAGATCAGGCATCCCGCCCGTTCCGTTCGTGCTCTCAGCCATCAGCGGCCCTTTCATCGGGAGAAATTGAGGGCCGGGCGGGCACCAGTTGGTGTTCGAGGCTCCGAATACTCAGAGACCCCGCCCGGTGAGCCACAATTTGGATTACCAAACTGCGGTTACGTAACGAGCATGGCACGGTTCGGCACTCTACGCAACTCTAGTTAGGTAATTCTCGGTAGGTATGTGCTACCGTGCTCGCATGGGAATTCGCGAAGAGCTCGATGAGTACAAAGCGTTCATGGACGGCGCTCCCGCTCGTCGTGCAGCGTTGATCAAGCGAGCACGAGAGGAAGACCCGCCCGTCACATGGCGAGAGATCGCTAACCGCCTCGGCATGACCGAGCACGGAGCAGTCAAGGCCTCACGGGTGGGCGAAACCACCGAATAGCCCCCACGCACACGAATGGCGCCGTCACCCTGATGGGTGCGGCGCCATTGCTGTGTCACGCAGCATGCTCTCCAAGCACCCATGTGAGGGTGTCGACAGCGGCACGAAGCGCGGTCGCCATGGTCGGAATGTCACCGTGCGCGTCAAGTTCCTTCGTCAGCTCAACCTTCCACTCACGGATCTCATATTCCGTTTTCGGTGTCGGATGATCGATGCCGAAACCATCGATGATGATCTGCTCAGACGGGGACGGGACAGGGGCGGTCACGCGCTCAGCTCCTTCATGCGCGGCTGCGCTTCCTGCAGCCGCTCGAGAATGAGCTGCTGTGCGAGTTTCTTGCTTCGGGCTTCGACCTTTGCGACGATCTCGATGCCGTCGCCGGCAGGGATCTTGATGTTGAAGGTGCGGGTGCGGCCCGGCACGCCGAGAGCGTCGGCGATGCGGTCGAAGTCACTGCAGAGGCCCAGGCGGTCGGCGAGGCGCATCGCGTCTTCGAACAGCCACGCAATGCGCGGGTCGTCGGCGGCGATGCTGCCCGCAGGGATCTCTCCGAGCTTCCGCGCAGGCTGGTAAACGAGGTCGCGGGAGATCCTGAAGACGTTGCCCCCACCGGTCGCCCTCTTCACGTTCAGCCAGTGCTGATTGGCAACGGACGTGACCAAGAGCTCTTCGTCCTGGTTGTAGCCCATCGAGCCATAGCCGCGGAGGAATCTGGCGGATCCGGCCTTCCTGGTGAGTACATAATCGCCCTTCGTTACTTGCATGGTGTCTCCATTCGGGTTGGTGTTCATCAGGTGAGTTCGGTGATCGTGACGTTGAAGAGCGCAGGGCCGGCCTTGTCGTACCGGATCGTCGCGCCGCGCTTCTCCATGTGCTCAGGGTCGTCGTCGGGAACGATGTGGGCGCTGATGCCCTTGTCCGCACCGATGCCGTCGTAGATCGCCTTCATAAACGGGGCGAGGTTGTCGGTGTCGCGCCGGTGCCGGGTGATGACCACCCACTCGACATCGACGCGGCAGCGCTCGAGCTGCGGGATGTTCTGCGCCGCGCTCATCACCATCAGTCGCACCTGCTGGGTGGATTCGTGCTTCGTGGCCCAATGCGGACGATCGTTCGCCGACAGGCCCCTCGGTGGGCGGACGAAGTGCAGCGGAAAAGACCAACTGCGCGCAGGCTCGCGAACGACGGTTACTGCACGCCGGGATTCGCCACATGCGCACTCCAACGCACCAGACGGGGTCCGCCAATAGTCATGTTCGTGATCAGTCATGCGGCCCTCTCCTGCCGTGATTCCCGTGTACGCGCTCGACCCCATGACGCCTGCTGTGCAGGAGTCAACGAGTCGTAAACACGAATAGCGATCTCCAACTGCTGATCACTGATCCGCGTCGTCGCTGTCCTGCGCCGCACAACCCGTGGCAGCGGTTCTGCGGCCACATCCGGGGTTGGTGCGGGTCTGTGGAGGATCTCCAACATTCGGGCCGTCTCCGCGTCATACGCCCTCGCAGCACGCTCCTCAGTACTAATCCGAGGACGCTCGTTCACACGACGGTTCGGAACGCGCACGGACGCGATCCACTCCGCGTACTCACGATCTGACGACAACTGGCCGATCATGAGGCCACCGCCAACCGTCTGCGTAGTTTCCGCAGTTCCTGCTGTTGTTCCTCGGTCTGCTTTCGATACCACTCGGCGATGCCCTTCGCGCGGTCGAGTTCAGCCAGAGCCGTATTCAGGCGAGCATCCGAACGACGCTCCCACTCGGCACGAGACGCACGACCGGCCATGTATGCGACGAACGGCTCGTCCGCCAGCGGCACGGGCTCACGGTTGATTACGGCACGCTTGGCGACACGGACATTGCCATACACCGCGGCGTCATCCTGGACAGTGAAGTCGACCTCCCAGAGTCCGCATCCGCGGGGAACTTCATCCGCGGATACGAGACCGGCCGGGACCGCATAGATGAACCGGTGAGTGGCGTTCGCCCACGCTTGCCGCTTCTCGTCGGTGTCGCGGCGAAAGTCAGCACGGCTGATCTTCACCTCGACCGCGGTCCGCTGGTAGACGCCGAACTTGTCCCGCGCGCCGAACATCAGCGCGTCGATACGACGGAAGTCCTTGCGACTCATGAGGTCCGCGGGAAGCTCGTCCAGATCGATTCCCGAGATGTCGTATTGAGCGTAGGCGCTCGAGGTGCCGTAATAGCTATCGGGGTAACTCAGCCGGTAATAAGCGGCCTTCATCCGCATCACTTCCGGATCGAGGATCGTAACTTCACGGAGAATGGCTCCCGCGTTGTAGATGTGATGTCGCTCGACCGCATCCAAAACACCCTTGGCTGAATGAGCAATCACGACGCCACCGCATCTTCTGCACAGCGTGGGCAGTCACGCTTCGGATAGCCGAGATGCACATCGCAGTCGGGATCCGTGATGATGCCGGGGACGGTCGGCTTCTCGACAGGCTTCTGCTGTCGTTGCCACTGATCGTGAACACGGCGAGCGTCCGCGCACGGCCCGCAGCTCTCTCGTGAGCCGTTGGGATGTTGGAAGCAAAAGAGGGGGGGCTCCGACGCGTGAGCGTCGCCCCCACTCAACTCATCTCTACTCAACTCAGGAGTGAAGGTCTCCAGCGCCCCTCGTGCATCGTGCATGAGGGTTGCATGAAGCTGTCGGACGGTGGACTGCGGGCTGTCCCAATCGGGGAGGATGTTCCGAGTCGGATGCTGGGGCTTCTGGTGCTCAGACCAGTTCTTGACCTGCACATATTCGCTGCCTGCGACCGTGTATCGGACGATCACACCAGCCTCGGAAAGGCCCCACATCCACCGATCTACAACGTCGCCGGTGATCTCGGTATCGAGCGGGAAGCAGTCGGCCTTGATCAGCAGAGGGTTGTCGCGCGCTTTGCCGTGGTCGTCGACGTATCCCCAGAGGAGAACCCAGAAGTAGCGGATCGGGATCGGCCAAGAGGCCACCTTCTCCGAGGTTCTGAGGTCGGGCTTCAGCATTCTTGTTTTCGCCATCAGTTCGTGTTTCTGTCGTCATCGAAATCGCCACGGCGGAGACGTTCAGCGAGCCCGGCATAGATCGATCCCACGAGTGGGACACGATCGGGTGTAGCGCGGGCGTATAGCCAGGCGAGGAGTTTGATTCTGTCGATGCCCATCAGCGGTCACCGGCCATCCGTCGTACCGCGCCTGCGTCGCTGAGTTCTTCCCAACGCCCGTCCGGGGTGTACAGCACCCACGCGAGACGCAGCTGACCACCGGTGGAACTCAGCCACCGTCGCGCCGGCCACTCTGCAGGGTCAGCCCACGAAGGCACAGACCAGCCCTCGGCCATCGCCTCGGCCGGGTGCGAACTCTTCCAACCGTGGCACCCAGTAGTTCCAGTGCCTCCGAGCACCTGCAGGTTGGTGACGACGGTCAGACCGCCCACACCCCGGCCCTTGCGGTGATCGCGTGACGTCACACCCCACCCGCAGTTACGCCGGCATCGCTGGCAGGTGTCGCGATCACGAAGGGTAGCGAGCTCGTACGCCTCGCGCTCCTCAGCGGCGGTAGGTTTCCGCGGCGCATCGGTCTTTGGGCGGATCACGCCGCTACCCCCAACCGTTCGAGCAGCTGCAGGCCGACGAACTCCGTGTACGCCGGCGGGATGGACTGCGATAGCCCGTGCCAGGACATCCAGTCAGCACCCATGGCCTCAGACGCGAGCTTCACCTTGTCCTGACCGGGGAAGTCCGCACCCTTCCGCCAGTGTCCTCGTGACCTGAGATGGTCACCGTAGACACCAACGACAGGCCCTCGGTGATCGCAATGCGGGGTGAGAATGAACACGTCGGGGCTCAGCTCGAAAAGCCGGTGGCGACGCAGCTGGAACCCGTCAATGCCCAGCCCGAACATCGAACCGCAAAGGCGGATCGGATCGACCAGCGGTGCACCTTCGACGTTCTCGATCACCCACGGCATGTCTAGCTGCTGTAAGGCGTTCCGAGTATCGGGCACTAGGTCGAGATGTTCACGGGCGTTCCAACTTGTTCTTAGCGCGCTGTGGGCTTGGCACGGAGGTGAGGCGTGGATTGCGTCGAAGTCGCTGAGGGAGAGGCGCTCGGTGAGACCGTCCGGATGGACGAACTCGATGGCTTCTCCGGCGATGAGACGGCGTAGAACATCGATGGCGTCACCCTGATGAAATGCGAACGGGTATCGTGGCTGCGCCTCAATGTCCACGCCATACACGGTGAAACCTGCGCGGTGATAACCCATCCCAGCGCCGCCCTCGCAGCAGAACAGATCGAGGATCCGCGGCTTGGTCACATTGGGGGTGATGGTCATGAGATCACCGCCGATAGAGTGCGGGGATGATTAAGTACGTGAACTTTGAGGAGTTCCTCGAAATGCTGTCCGCTGGATACCAGGGCATTTCGATCGAGGCGATGCTTCGCGATCTCGCGGGCGACGAAAGCACGGGCAATTACACCGTCTACTGGCCGAAGGATTCGATTCGCGTAATCCCCGGGGCGAGCTATGCGGTAGCCCGAACCGTTGCGGCAGTACTCGGCGATCCTCGGACGCGATACATGGGAGAGAAGACCGATGCGCGCCCTGCTGAGGTCTCGCGCCCCCGCCGTGACTACTCCGATGACTGGGCGACCAACGCGCAAGTCGGAAGCAGGACCGTGTACGTCAAGGACCGCCTCCTGCCCTGGGATATCAGCGTCGACGTGGGTGACTTCGAGTTCAAGCAGGTCGAACGCGCCGTCGAGTATCGGATCGACTTCTCGACCGTTCCGTAAACAGCGCTCTTTCACGCGGCATCACCGCCGAATCCGTCGTCCTCAAGAGCCGAGAAGTCGATCTGGTCAGGGTCCGATTGTTCGCGATCGACAGCGGCCAAATTGCGCTCTGCCTGCACGTAGTAGGAGGGCTTGAGCTCAACGCCGATTCCGAACCGACCTTGTTTGACCGACTCGAACACCTCGGAACCGACACCCATGAAGGGCGTGAGGACACGCTCGCCCGGCAACGTGCGCAGTTGCAGGTAGCGCGCGATCACATCGAGCTGCAGCGGGTGGACGTGCTTCTCGTCATCCTCGTCTTTCGCGTCCCGGAACGGCAGCACGCGATCGATGCGGATGTCATCCCAGATGCTGGATGCGTAGCGTCGCCAGATCCAATGCGAGTAGCGATTGGAGGTTTGCTTGCCCTCCCACCCGCGGTACTGCGAAAGTTCGGCCGGCACGGGAGTGGAACCCGCGTATTCGTGTAGGCCAGAGGGGTGTTGAATCGGGAACTCCGAACCACCCCGTTTGCGGAAGACGAGGAGCTCATCGGCGGATGCGACGCCGGCGTAGGCAGCGTCGTCGACGATGGTCTTGTGCGCGAGGTTCTTCGCCATAGTGCGGTTGCGGACTGCGAGCGGTTCTTTCCAGATCACGTGTCTGGCGATCCAGTCGAAGCCGCGTTCCTGGTGCATGCGGATCACATCCCCGGGGAAGTCGTCCAGCGAGTCTTTCCCTGAGTTGCCGGACGGCACCGGGGCCGCGTGCACACCGACCGTGCGGCCCGGGATCGTGACGCGAGCGATCTCGTCGATAACCAGTCCGTAATGCTGCGCGAACTCCGCTGTGGTTCGGGCGTTCGACAGGTCACGGTCTGACGATGAGTACCGGTAGAGGCCGGTGAACGGCGGCGAGTAGATCGTGCCGTGGATGCTGGTGTCGGGGATCGCGGCGAGCACGTCCATGCAGTCGGCGTTGTAGATCGCCCATCGGTCGGTGATCTGTTGAGCTAGGACGCCAGCCATGCGGGCACCTCAATCTTCTTGTCGTAGTTGTAGGGCTCGACG